CACGGTACAAGTCGGTCGGCTGAAGAAACGTATTATCAAGCTACAGAAGCAACGGGATCACTACAAGGAAGAAAACGTCCAGCTAGAACGCATGCTTACCTTATACCCACACATCCGTAGAGAATTCAAGCGCATCGATGAAGCAAAACAGGAACGGATAAACCTAAAGAATCTACAGCAAAGAGCAAAGGAACAGGAATTGCTGATCAAAATCCTGTTGAAAGATACAGACCTCAGAGGTTGGGAAATACAACAAGCCTATGACGCTATCATTAAAGATGAGTATCACAAATTAAAATGAAATCACTGGACGAGGTGGCAAAATGAGCCGTGGAACAACTAACTTTCGCTCGCTTAAAATCTATCACAAGCTGAAACCTGAGGATATAAATCGAACGGATATAAACTCCAGAGAAGACAAATATCAGGATGCTGTATTGGCTAGTCTAGAAAAGAAGCATAAGAAAAAGAAGAAGAAGAGATGAATGTTGGAAAATATCTACGAGGCGAGGACAGACACGTTGGCACTGCTAGAGTCATTAATAAAGGTGATGAAATGAAACACAAACACTATGAATTCATTGTAGCATGGGCAGAGGGTAAGACTATTCAGTTTAAAAAGTTTGAGTCTAAAGACTGTAATGGAACATGGACAGATATTCGATATCCTTCGTGGGATAGTCGTAATGAATACCGTATAAAGCCTGAGTCTACCTGTCCCCGTTGTGGTAAAGTCCATACCTGTGCCCCTGTTGATATTGATAAGATAGCAAAGGAACAAGCCAAGGAAATTGCCGATGCGGTAGATAAAGCTGTACTAAAGAAACTGTATGATTTGGCCACTGCAGGAATGAGGAAACAATACTATGAGCGTGAAGCTGAATATTGCCGTGAGGAGATAGATGCGTTCAACCATGATCCGTCTGAGGAAAACCGAAGTAAGGTACTGAGTAAGCGAAAGGAATTTAATCGTCGGGGAAATGATGTCTAAATATGGTAAGTATCGCACTCGGATTATTTTTGAGTCGTTTACAGACCTAAGCCAGAATTAAATTTCGATTCTGCCCAAAAAACGATATTTTATACCGACATGGGAAAATACAAAGAAAAAACCTGTCCTACATGTGACACGAAGCACAGAAAGCAAGGTCCATACTGTTCTCGCTCGTGTGGGAACCATCGTACCTATACAGCTGAGCAGAAGCAGCAGAAATCCGAGGCACAAACTCGGCATCTCAACGGCGACAGCGATACAGCTGAGTACCAACGCTGGATTATGAAGGAAGTTGGTGAGCGTAGGCGTCAAAGTTATAAGGATCCCTCTGTGCGAGAGAAGACTCTAGATGATTATAACGTAATTCCAGCGAAAACACTACCTAGCAACCAATTTGTCGATGGGGGCGATCTGTGGACAGTATCTGATGAATAAAAAAGAATTTATCATGGTAAGTAGTGTAAAAACAACGAAAAAAGTCCTTTAAAATCAACGACTTGCAGCGACTTTTTCTTGTTTTTAGCTCGTCTGGGGGTATAGGTACTCATTTTCTCTTAAAACATGTTTAAAAGTGCTTTACTTTAATTCGCCTCTATGCTATAATAGTTATATTGAGTTGAGAAATGACAAGGAAATGAATATGAATAGTACCGAAATCCGCTTTAATGATGCAACTGGCAAATACGAAGGCTTCTTCAACGGTAAGTTGGTGAAGCGCACTCAGGACAAGAAGTGGCTTGAGCGTGTTTTGATGGGCTTGGCCAAGGATGCTCAGGTAGCAGCGACTTCGGTTAAGAACGAAAAGTTCTCCATTAATGCTCGCTTCGGTTTCGTTGAGCAGCTGGTTAACATGGTTGCCTCAGGCGTTCAGCCTAGTGCCGTGATCACTGGTGAGGGTGGTTTGGGTAAGACTTACACGGTCACCAAGACTTTGGCCGACGCTGGCTACAAAGACATCTCTGACCTCGCCGAGTTTCAAGTCGGTGCGGTCATGAATACCAAGAAGTGCTTCACCCAAGTTAAGGGTTATTCTACTGCTAAGGGTCTGTATCGTACCCTTTTCGAGAACAATAACTCGATCGTGGTATTTGACGACTGTGACGCTGTACTGAAGGACCCAGTTGCCCTGAACATTCTGAAGGGTGCACTTGATTCCTACGGCAAACGTATCATCAGCTGGAACGCCGATATGCGTGACGACGACCTTCCCCGTTCTTTTGAGTTTAAGGGTCGTGTGATCTTCATCTCTAACCTTGATCAAGACAAAATTGACCAGGCTATCCGTAGTCGCTCGATGATGATTGACCTCACCATGAACGTCGACCAGAAACTTGAGCGTATGGAGTTTATCTCTAAGCTCGAAGAGTTCCTGCCTGAGTACGATGCTAAGGTTAAAACCGACGCTCTGGCTCTGATCCGTGAGATCAAGAACGAAGTGAAGGAAATTTCCCTCCGTACCCTTATCGCCGTTGCTAAGGTACGTGCCTCTAACAAAGAGTGGAAAGACCTCGCTACCTATATGCTTACTGCCTGAGGAGGGCTTTTTATGAAGATACGTGTGATCCTGAACGGCATTCACTTCTACACCACTAGGGCTGCAATCAAGAAGGGTAAGGTCGGTGACTCTACCATGCAGAACAGTGCCCTCATGTATGCCCTTGACCTAATGGAAGACCATGATGGTATAGGTACGACTGTCCGTCTGTATGACCATAAGATGGTACAGACTAAGTTTGATATCCAACTGAATAAGGTATTATGACCATGGATGACTATGATACGCTGAAGGAAAAGATCAAGACCCTCGTGCTGATAGGTGAACTCACGCTGTTCGAGATCGCCGATGCCCTTCGCTGTGATGAGGGTCTGGTGGAGGATGTGATGGATGAGGTCGACGCATGCTAAGGGTATTCCGTGAGACCACTGTATGGCCAGATGGCACACCGAACCATACCTATATTCTGAGTAAGACCAAAGAGTTCGCATATGGGTATGTAAAGGCAGGTGAGCCAGCGAGTTCGGTCTTCATGTTTAAAACGCCATACCGATTCGACATCCGACAGAGAACATTTGTTGAGTTGAAATAGTCGGCTAGATCAGACTAGACGACTTTATAACGGCGGGACTCCTACCACAACAATGTGCCTAGTAAACCCCAAAGGAAACTTTATTTAATGTCTTTACCATTTTACTTGCATACCTTGCCGATTCTAAACGGAAGTCGCCAAAAAAATTCCCTGCAAAAAATTTCACTGCAAAAGGTTACATTATGAACGAAAAACTTAAAGAACTTAGAAAACAGGCTGCACAATTTGGCCAAGATGACTATAATAATCGGCGTAGAAATCGTGGACCGTTATACGAAGAAAACGAACTTAACGATATTGTCAATCAAAAGTTCGCCGAGTTGATTGTTCAGGAATGTGCTAGATATATCAACGAACGCACACAAGATTGGGATGCTGATTTGCGGTGGATCTTCAATGACGGTTCTGGATTTATGGATGTTGATGTTACTGATTTATTAAATAAACATTTCGGAGTTGAAGAATGACACGAAGAGCAATTAAACTAGAAGGTACTGATGTGGTATTAGAGCTATCCAAGTTTGCCACACCAAAGACAGATAAGGAGTTTATTCATCTGGATAAATTACCTGATGGAAGCTGGCGTTTGCTTTATAACGTGGAAGGCACTGATATTAAGAATGTTAAATCCTTGACTATTGTGAGAGAAGAAATATGAATGAATTGGGTTTTGTCTTGGCGGTACTTGTGTTAGTTTTCCTCTTTCATGGAGAGCCTGATGTTTGGGATAAACTTCATGCAAAGGCAATGTCAATGGAGGTGTGTAAGTGAATGAAAACATACAGAAACTCGCCGAGGAAGCAGGACTAGATGCCCGAACCATGGGCTTTGAAACCAATCAACATCAACGAGATCCATGGAATGCACGCCTAACTAAGTTTGTCGAGCTTATTCAAGATTACAAAAGTGGATATTGCAGTTGCTGCGGCGCACCAGATTATTTTTTTGGTAAGGGATTAAATCACACTGAGGAGTGTATTTGGTATGAAGAAAGCTATGAGTAAGTATGACGTAATGGATAATCTGGGCAATATCCTTATTGTACTGGGTGTTTCTATAATTATTGCATCCATCATTGGATTGACGATTCGTTCCAATGATAGAGAAGAAGCCTGTACTCAGAAGGGTGGAATTATGGTAAAGAGCACTGGTTGGATTTGTATTAAAGCTGAGAGGTTATAATGGTTGAGTATGACAATGATGATGAAAGCGTCAGCAGAGATATTACCTTTGGTCGGTGGCTTTCCATTGTTGTCTGCTCTGCAATTTTGTTCGGTGCTCTATTGAGGTTTCTATGAGATTTACCATACTTAAAGATATAGCAACGATTCTTGCCATTGGAGCGGTACAGGCTGGACTCGTGGGATTCGTGATATATATTATAAATTATTAAAAAACACAGCTGGCTCCGCCAAGGAATGATTATGTTTAAATTAATGAATGGTATATTGCTGTTTTTATGTGTTCCCCTTGTTCTAATTGCCCTTGCCGCTGCATTTAATGGACTTTGGATGATTTTTGCAACAATGGCAGTTGTCATTGCATTTGTTGGGTTCGCAATAATTATATAATTGTAATCTAACTTGCAAGAATAAAAAGATTTGACCACAGTTCAAAAACATAGTATAATACAGTGTTGGGTTTCTGATAAGGAAGACAGAGAATGTTAAAAGATAGAAGAGTTTTACTGGAAGGGGAAATTGTAAAGGCACAAGCCAAGGCTGCTGGAATGTACTTGGACATTGTTGTTAACGAAGGTAATGTCCACAGTTTAGAATATCAGCTGCTCAAGGAAAACCTTACTAATTTACAGTTTGATCTCAGTGTTGTAGATACTTTAATTAAACAGGGACACGAATGAACGAAGAGAAAGAACAAGGTATTGGTCATATTGATCATACAGTAACCGAACCAGCATTAGAGTATGTCGACGCTGTTACTAGGCTGAAACAGGCACGTGCTCTGAAGAAAGAAGTTAAGAAATCCATTAAGACTTTCACTGAGAAATTAAATGGCAATCAGAAACTTGCAAAAGTTCTTGTCAAAGGTGCAGTGAAACGTATCACAAAACGACACAATGCTGGTCGTGGAAGGTAGTTGCCTTTAATTCAGAATCAGGTTATAATTAAGTATGAATGATATATTATTGAATACGTGGGGATGGATTAAAGATGACTTTACTTCTAATCGTTTTAGGTTTGCTGTTGAGCTTCTGGCTTGGGTTATCTCTATCGGGTGCTCTATTACGATGGCCATCACTGTTCCAAATCCTCCGCTTCTTCACCTATATCCTGTTTGGATACTTGGTTGTTCTTTGTATGCTTGGGCTGCTTTTAGCAGGAAATCATTTGGGATGCTTGCTAACTACCTATTGCTGACAAGTATTGATACAATAGGTTTATTGAGAATGTTATAGAAAGGTTATTATGAAAATCGCATTAGTTTCTGATGTTCACCTCGAGTTTGGTGATCTAAAATTAAAAAATACCGAGGACGCTGATGTCCTCATTTTGTCTGGAGATATCTGTGTCGCTGCAGATCTCATGGAATTTACAGATCTTACACCTGAACCTATGAGATTCAGTAAGTCTGATCGCTACCATGAATTCTTCAGAACCTGTAGTACTGAGTTTCCACATGTTCTCTATGTTGCAGGAAATCATGAGCACTACCATGGTGACTTCAAAACCACAATCAGCGAACTAAAAAGTAAACTTGGATACCTAAAGAATTTACATATTCTTGACAAGGAAACAATCACTCTTTATGATGTGACTTTTGTTGGTGGTACACTTTGGACGGATATGAATGACCGTGATCCATTGACTATGACTGCTATTCGAAATATGATGAATGATTTTCGGATTATTCAGAATAGCAATAAAATGGTTTCTTACAAGACATACTTTCCAGATCCAAAGGATAATACCAAGGAGGTCACGAAATTCAAGGAACGTCCTGCGACATTTTCTCCTCAGGATGCAGTTGAAGATCACGAGAAAATGCTGGCTTACATTCAACATGTTGTAGAAGGTAAGTATGATCAGAAGTTTGTAGTTGTTGGTCATCACACTCCTTCGCATGTTTCTTGTCATCCACGGTACAAAGATGACAACTTAATGAATGGTGGTTATCACTCTAATCTGTATCAGTTTATTTTAGATCGCCCCCAAATTAAGTTGTGGACTCATGGTCATACTCATGAAGTGTTTGATTATCAAATAGGCTCTACCCGTGTTGTTTGCAATCCACGTGGCTATATTGGTTACGAAGAACTTGCAGATAACTTTACTTTGAAGCATGTTGAGGTATAATATGGAATATAATCCTGATAAATGGGTCGGTGTTAAAATTAGCAGTGCCAATACACCAACAATCTACAAGATTTTTGCTTGTTGGTATGGTGGTTATTTGTCTGGCGACAGCTGGAAATTGAATTCTGGAATTACCAAAGCAACACTCAATGATAATCGTTATTACTTTGAGGGTGCTTCAGGTTCAGTTTACGTTTGTAACGACGATAGTTATGGCACTAACGGGTATGGTCATGGTGTTTTATTTAACATGATCCAAAATGCAGATAATAATGGAATCACTATTGAGATTCTTCCTGAAGATACAAATTGGTTGGAGCTAAAATATGAGTAAGAAGAAAAGTTGGACTCTTGATGTCCAAGAAATAGATGGTGAGTTCTTCATTGAGTTTCCCGATGAAGTACTGGAAGATGCTGGCTGGAAAGTTGGTGATGCAATTAATTGGACAGATAACAAAGATGGGAGTTGGACTTTGACGAAATCAGATAAAGTATGGGTAATGGTTGAGTGTGTTTCTATGTTCCGTGAACGGTACATGGTTGAGGCACCAGCTGACCATCCAGAGTATGCCCTTGACACTGTAACTATGAATGAGGCGAAAGAATTTTCTCAGGAACATATCGGTGAAACCATTGTGAGTCATCGTGTTGTTTCTTATGATGAAGCATTGAAGCAATGTGACGTTGATAATTCTTATGTGCAAGGTTGGACAGAGGAACAGAAAGTTAAATGCTTTTTCACTAAAGAAGGGGAAACTAATGAGTCATAAGTTTACATTTTCCTATGAGCAGTATGACAGCTTCGGTAAGGTTGCTAAGACATATAACCTTACAACAAATGAAGTATCTCTCATGGCTTTGATTCAAGATTTTGAGACATTCTTGAAAGGTTCAGGATTTGTGTTTGACGGTATTTTAGATATCGTTGAAAATGAAACTGATGGACCTGATTCAATGATTGGGTTTATTTCAGAACAAGAACAGGCTGATATAGATGCATTATTTCCAGTTGGTGGTGAACCCTTTCCACCAATGGAACCATTTGATACAGCTGTAAATAAAACAACAACTCATAGTAAATGGTACTATGATACAGAGAGGAACAAATAATGGGTATGCCACTTGATGTATTGGTATTTTTAAAAGCATGCGATCAAACCTGCTCACAAGAAAATGTTCATCTCTATCGTGGATTGATTGCAGAGGAGTATGATGAGTTTTGTCAAGCAGTAGTTATGCGTGATGAAGTTGAACAACTCGATGCCTGTATGGACATGATCTGGGTTATCCTCGGATACTGTCACATGAAAGGTTATGATATCTCAGGCGCATGGGATGAAGTTGTAAAAACAAACATGGCTAAAGTCGACCCAGTAACTGGTAAAGTCCGTCGTCGTGAAGATGGTAAGATTTTAAAACCAGAAGGTTGGCAGCCACCTAATATGACTAAATTTATTGGAGATTAATTTTGATTACCTTTCTACTTCTACTGCAGATTAAACACTGGTATGTAGATTTTGTTATGCAAACCATGGATATGGTTAAGAGCAAAGGTAAGTATGGTGACTGGCAAGGTATGTTACACTCTATACAACATGGTGTAGCAACCCTTTTGATCTGCTCGATTTTTGCAAGCTGGCCAGTTGCAATATTTCTGGCAGGATTTGATGTAATTACACACTATCATATTGATTGGGTTAAAATGAATTATGGTAATCGTGATATTACAACACCGCAATTCTGGAACCATCTTGGGCTTGACCAAATGGCACATCAAATAGTATACTTAATTATAGCGTTGCTTATATGATTACAATTTATCTAGATATGGATGGCGTTCTAGCTGATTTCCATAAACAATATTACTCTGGTCTGTTTATGGAAGAGCGAGCCAACGCCAACAGGAAATGGAACAGAATGCGTTTTCGTGAACAGGTTCTCGAGCATAAGATTTTTGAAAACCTTGATATGTGCCCCAATGCAAATAAACTACTTTCTTACATTGATAGAATAAGTAACCTGTCATTTGTTAATATTGAAATCTTGTCATCTAAAGGTACGTTTGATGAGGATCAGGGTAACGAAACTGCTCGTCAAAAACTGTTATGGTTGGAGAAACATGATATCAAATATAAAGCAAACTTCGTTCGAAGTAAATTAGAAAAAGCAGACTATGCTACGAAGTATTCAATTTTAATTGACGACAGCGTTGGATGTATTGAACCCTTTATTGAAAAGGGTGGTAGTGCTTTTCTATATGTGGATAGTGAAGTAGAAACAACTATCCATCGCTTGACCCATCGTATTGCTAACCTTTCTACATATGAAACTTTAGAACCATGAATATTTTTTATCTTGATAATGATCCTCAGAAATGTGCAGAAATGCATGTCGATAAACACGTTGTTAAAATGATTCTTGAATATGCACAACTACTTTCTACTGCTCATCGTGTTCTTGATGGTACCACTGAGCGTGGTACTTCTAAGTCGGGACGACAAAAAACAATTTATCGCTTGTCTGATCATCGTGATAACGTATTGTATAGTGCAACTCACAATAATCATCCGTCTGCTGTTTGGGTAAGGCAATCTAAAGAAAATTACAAATGGCTTTATTGCTTATGGCGTGAGTGTATGGAAGAATACACCTACCGTTATGGTAAGAACCATGCATGCGAGCGGTTAATTGATTCGCTTTGTGTCGCCCCAATTAACATCGCAGACAAAGGTTTCACTGAACCTACTCCTGCTATGCCTGATGAGTTTAAAATTGCAGGTAATTCTATTCAGTCGTATATGAACTATTACCTTGGAGCGAAAACCCGTATGTTTTCGTGGAAGAAACGTGATGTTCCTTCTTTTTGTCGCTAAATAGAAAAAGGAGCAATTATGCCAACATATGTTTTTCAGAATACTGAAACTAAAGAAATTTTCGAGAAGGTTTTGAAGATTTCTGAATTTGATCAATATAAACTTGACAACCCAACTCACATAAGGTATCATAACTCTGCACCAGCATTTGCTGATCCTGTTCGTATTGGAGTTAGAAAGACTGATACAGGTTTTAAGGAGGTACTACAAAAGATTCACGAAAAGACAGCAGGGAGTACACTTAATACGCATTCGTCACAAATCTAAAGGGAAATAATTTAATGGCTCGTAAATTAGCAGCAGCACAAAATTCAGATAATGAGATAAGTGAGCCACCGCCAAGAAATCCGATTAACAAACCAAATAATTCTTTAAAAATTAAAATTGATGATTTAAAAACTTTCCAACCACTTACTGATAACCAGAAAAAGTTTTTTGATGCATATAAACGACAAGATTACTTTGTTGCACTTCATGGAGTGGCAGGAACGGGTAAAACTTTTTGTGCCCTTTATAAAGCAATCGAAGAAGTTCTTGATAAATCAAATCCTTTTCGTAGAATTATTGTAGTTCGCTCAGCGGTACAGGGTCGTGAAGTTGGACATCTTCCAGGAGATATTAATGAGAAGATGGAAATCTATGAACAACCTTACAGACAAATTTGTGAAACCTTGTTTAATCGTAAAGATGCTTGGGATAGATTAGAAGAACAAGGATATATACAGTTTATATCAACATCATTTATTCGTGGTATGTCATTTGATGATGCTATTATCATTGTAGATGAAATGCAGAACTTGACATATGAAGAGATTGATACCGTTATGACTCGTGTCGGGCATCAGTCTAAGATTATTTGGTGTGGCGATTATCGTCAGACTGACTTGAATAAAAGAAAGAACGATGTCACAGGTATTTTAAAATTCTTTGATATCGCTCAACATATGAAAGCATTTACTCGTATTGAGTTTACCGTAGATGACATTGTCAGATCATCTTTGGTTAAAGAGTATATCTTGGCAAAATTAAAATATGAAGACTATGAGGACAACAAAAAATGATTACATCAGAACAATTCCACCATCTGTTTCCTAGAAATACAGACCCCAATGGTTGGACAGAATCTATGAATACTGTATTTCCAACTTATGAGATCAATACACCTCAACGTGTATCTGCTTTCTTGGCTCAGTGTGGTCATGAGTCTGGTGGTTGGACAGTATTTCAAGAAAATCTAAACTATTCAGCTGAAGGTCTTAATAAGATTTTCGGTAGATATTTCCCAACACTTGAATCAGCTCAACCGTATGCCCGTAAACCAGAAATGATTGCGAATCGTGTATACTCTAGTCGCATGGGTAATGGTTATGAGGCATCGGGTGATGGTTGGAAATATCGTGGACGTGGTCCAATTCAATTAACAGGCAGGGCTAATTACACACAGTTTGCTAAAGAAATGTTTGAGGACTGGGAAAGTGTAGTTAATGAACCAGACTGGGTTTCTGAAGATAAAGAATTTGCTCTTATGTCAGCTATTTGGTTCTGGAATAAGAATGGTCTCAATGCTCTTGCAGATAAAGAAGATTTGTTAACAATGACTAAACGTATTAATGGTGGTACAAATGGTCTTGATGATCGTGTCGCACATTACAAAGAGGCAATTGCACTGCTAGCATAATGAGAACATTTATAGATCATGGCTTTACTAAATTAAAACGTATCGACTCACCCGAAGGAAGAATGTATGAAACTCCGTCGGGTCGAGCCTATCCTTCCGTCACAACGGTCACGGGACTGCACTCAAAACAATCCATCATGGAATGGAGAAAGAAAGTTGGTGAAGCCGAAGCCAATCGAATCTCAAGTCGAGCAGCAAATAGAGGCACAAGAATACATACCCTCTGTGAAGACTATCTCAACGGAAAAGATGCTAGACCTGATTTATTCGATTCGGAAGTATTTAAAAGCATAGTTCCTTATCTGGATAATATTGATAATATTCATGCATTAGAAAGTCCACTTTATTCTCACCATTTACAAGTTGCTGGAACAGTAGACTGTATTGCTGAGTATAAAGGTAAGTTGCGAATCATTGATTTTAAGACATCTTCTAAGCTGAAGAATCGTGACTGGATTCATGGATACTTTATGCAAACATCGGCTTATGCTGTTATGTTTGAGGAATTGACAGGTATCCCTGTTGGTAGGATGTTAATCCTTATTGGTGTTGATAATGAAGATCCACAAGTCTTTGAAGAAAAACGGGATGATTGGATTGGTGAATTTAAGGCTTTGCGCAAAGAATACCTGCAAATAAAGGGAATATAATTGCTTTTAATTAATAAATAGTTTATAATGAATTATGACTAGGAGGTTTATTATGAAAAAACTTATTTTAAGTATTGTTGCAATTACTGGATTAACCTTTAATGCACCAACATTTGCGCATGGGAATGGTGGTTGTTTTAATTGTTTTGTTCCTTTTGTAGCAGGATCTCTTTTCGGAGCAGTCGTGTCTCAGCCGAGATATTATGCTCCGCCACCTCCACCAGTTTATTATTACCCTGCTCCGCCACCTCCACCAGTTTATTATTATCCACAAAATGCACCAGTATACACTGCTCCTCAACTTGGACGTGTATGTGAATTGCGTAGTGAGATGATTAATGGTCAATTGGTTCAGGGTAATTTTTGTCACGATTAGAAAGGTAAGATATGGGTTTTACAACTCCAGCAGCAGTAAATAAAATTGTATTGAATAATATTGGTGGCACTCCACTGCAACCAGCCCAAACTACGATAATGGAAGGTAGACCTCCAGCACCGCAAATTTCTACACTTTGTTCTCTCGGTGATTCAATTAAATCTGGTCTAGCTGAGATTGGCGATGCCATTGATAAATTTAAACAAGGTATTGACGAATTTGTAATTAATCCATTAAAGGATGTTATCACAGCTGCCCAAGGTGCGTTGAGTGATGCCCTCGCCGCTGTTAATGCAGCGATTTTAGCTGCCGGAGAAGCTGTTGATGCCATTGTAACTGAGATTAAAGCTGCTATTACCGCAGCAGTTGCCGCTGTAACAAAAATCTTTGATCATATTCAGAATATGATTACCGATGGTCTCCAAGAAATTATGGCAGCATCAAGTTTTTGTTCCCCAACAGATAAAGTACCAAAGGTTAAAAAATATACAACTGACGATTTTACAGGTTCGTTGAAAAAGAATACTGAGGTTGCTACAATCTCAACACAAGCAGCTTCAGCTGCTACTATATTAGCAAATCCAACTTTATCAGCTGGCGATATTACATCTCTAACCTATATTAAGAATCAATTAACAGCCAATACAGCTACAGTTTCATCTCAGGTTGACAGTGATGTTAATAAATTGAACGAAGCGCAACTACAAATGCAGGCACAAAATAAATTGATGGTTATGGCAAATGGTATGAATAACCCTGATACAGCTGCTTTTACAAATACCATTATGAACCCTAATGGTCAAATTGCGATTACAGAAACAGCTAACGGTATGGTAAGAATGAAATTCACTATCTAGTGAATAAAGAATTGTTGTATGAAGTAAAGAGAAAAGTGTTCAAGACGTGGGTTCGATTCCCACCAGCTCCACCAAAAGCATATTATGTGGATATTAAACTCAAATCGGCACAGGGACTACGGGGATCTTTGAAGGTTCGAACCCTTCCATACTGTGCTTTTGATGGGGCTGACCAGGTTTCGATTGGGCAACAAGTAACGGCATGGACAACACGAGACAGCGACTCGTAAAAAGTAAACAACCAATAAATGCAAACGACTCTGTCTACGCATTAGCAGCCTAATCACTGCTTAGGGTTTCGGTGGTTTCCTCGTAACAGAATAACCACCACTTTTAATTTAAGGATTAACATGAAATATCTTATCGCAATTCTCGCCTTGGTTTTCTCTGCAACTTCATTTGCGCAAGCAACAAAACCAGCACCAAAGGCACCTGAGGTAAAGAAAGAAGCACCGAAGAAGAAAAATCTTGGTAAAAAACCAACTCCAAAGAAGAAGGTTAATAAGCCAGTTGAGAAAGCCCCTAAATAATTAGAGGGTTGGTAGAACCCTTAAAACTACTATTTTACACACAACACAAAGGAGTTACCTATGTCAAATATGACACCGTTCGAGATTCGCCTTGAACTTTTAAAAATGGCGAAAGATATACTTGCTGAAGATTATTTTGGTAAGCGTGATCAAATTCGTGACAACTGGCAACAAAAAGTTGATTCTGCGAGACTAAATGGTACACCGATTCCCGATCATCCAGGGTTTTCTGTTTATCCATCCGAGAGTGATATCATTGCAAAGGCAACTGCCCTAAATGGTTTCGTTTCAAATATCCCACTAGATACAAAGACTAATAGCAAAAAGTCCACCTGATAGGGATCGGAGCAAGGGATCATTACACCCTTGCTCTTTAACTTACAAGGAGATAACTATGCGCAAAAATATTCTGATAACAACAGTAATAAGCGTATTTCTAATCTTAATAGTTCCATCATCTGTAATTCATAGTAAAGATTTAATTGATCTTGAAGATATAACTTTTTATGATTTATCTCGAACCGCTCAAAAAGAAGTAGAATGTTTAGCAGACAACATGTATTTCGAGTCAGGTAATGAACCTAAAGAAGGAAAGATAGCCGTTGGATTGGTTACATTAAATAGAGTGAAGATGGGTTTTGATAATTCAATATGCGGTGTAGTAAAGCAAAGAACATCAAATAGTGAAGGTTTGATAATTTGTCAATTTTCTTGGTGGTGTGATACCAGAGCAAAATCCAAATCGCTCTACAAAGAAAAATATTTGTCAGCAAAAGAGAAAGAACTTTATAATGAGATAAAACAATTGGCTGTTTATGTTTACCTAAATCATGAAACAATGAAAGATAAAACACAGGGAGCGTTGTTCTTTCACGCTAACTATATTAACCCTCAATGGAAATTGAGGAAAACTGCCGTAATTGGCAACCATGTATTTTATGCACGTTAACTGGAGTATTTGATGTCTAATATGATGCAGAAATTGAACCTTAATTTTTTGAAAGAGGATAAAGCAACACATGCTTTTTGTCTTCTCATGGAAGAAATTTCTTTAAATTCAGTTAAACCTGTTATTGAATGGATTTTTGAGGCAAACTTCTCAGAGGAAAGACCTGAGGTATTGAATATTCTTATTTGCTCTCCAGGTGGAGATTTGTCTGCAGCATTTGCTTTGATTGATACCATGCGTGGTTCGGCTATTCCGATTCGCACGATTGGTCTAGGTCAAATTGCATCTGCTGGATTATTAATTTTTGTGGCAGGTCATAAGGGTCACCGAATTCTTACACCAAATACATCAATTCTTTCTCACCAATATTCTTGGGGAGCATTCGGTAAAGAACATGAACTGTTCGCAACTGTAAAAGAATTTGATTTAACCACTAAACGTATGATTGCCCATTACAAGAAATGTACTGGACTTTCTGAGCCCAAGATTCGAGAAACTCTTTTACCACCACAAGATATTTGGCTCGGTGCCGAAGAAGCAAAGAAACTTGGATTATGTGATGATGTTAAAGATTTGAAATAAGGAATAATTATGGAAGAAAGTAAATTGTTTATAATGTGCGTAACTGCAGTTGTAATTTCTGTAGTTGCATCAGTTACATATTATAATTCGCAACAATCAGCATCGTTATCCAAGAATGTTGAGTTTGCAATAACAAAGGGAATTGATCCTGTTGCTGTTCGTTGTGCATATTCTAACTCAAATGATAATGTTTGTATTGCATATGCATCGGGAAAGAAATGAAAATTATAAATGATTCTACATTTTTTGGCGAAAACGGTCAGCGTGCAGAAGTTCTTATATACGATGGCGACGAAGGGGTAAAGTACCAAGTGGTCAAATTGTACAATGATGTTCGATTTGGCGAGGATTGGTTTACCGATTTGAACACTGCAACCGATTTTGCCGAGGATTTTATCCTAAAAACCCCTATTGTCCAGTGAAAATAGTGCTTTACTTTAATTCAGAAATAGGTTATAATTGATGTATGGATAGGGAAAACTCTCTTGAAAAGCTCTAAAAATAGTGCTTTACTTTAATTCAGAAATAGGTTATAATTGATTATTGACTTGAATAGGATATATTATGAAAATGTTTAAAACCAAATCGCAGATGCGTGCTGAAACTGCTGACTCAGTTTCTTTGTTTTTGAAAACTGGTGGTTCTATTGAGGTTGTGAAAGCTAAGAAAGTACCCAAACAAAAAATGATGGCTAAGTCCACACGGGTTGTTTCTGGCAGTACATCAGGGTTCGCCCGTGGTTACTCACGTTGTACCATTGGGTAGAAATGTATGAATATCATTCATACAGGTAATCAGCGATCTAAGAAGCGCAAGCCTACGGCAAAGCAACGGGAGTTGACTGCTTCTTGGGATTCGCTGATGAAGAAGTATACCACAAAGATTGTTGCGACTGCAAAGCCTAAACAACTCAGTGATGTATACTCGCTTGGGAAGATTGCTCGTCGGGAGACGCCTAGTATTCCAAGTCTTAAATCTGGCTACCATGATTGTAGCAAGAAGGAAAGTCCAGTCTATACTGGCACAAAGGTTAAGGGTATCGGCACGATGCACAAGTCTAATGCCGTTCCCATTTTTAGTGATGAAGAAGCAGTTGATATTGCGACAATGCGTCGTGGTTAAACTATACGGAGATTATACGATGGAACTTAGCAAGCAAGAATATTACGAAAAATTTCAATTATGCGCCATGGACAAAGATGTTCCAGCCCTAGAGAAGATTCTTGGATCGCTACTAAAAGAACGCACCAAATTGGATCGTTGGTTTGATAAGTACCTTGATATGTTCGATCGCAAGATGAATGCACAAGAAACCAATACGCCTATTTGGAAACTTTACAACTCCAAATCGAATGAATACAGTGAACTCAACAACATTATTCTCACGGCAAATGCTTATATTAGAAAACTTCAAAGTGTTTGAAGACTCTAACTCTTTCTCTATTTACATTGAGCAGACAGCACGGGAACGTAAGTGTTCCCATGTTGATGCCATTCTACAATATTGCAAAGAAAATTTCATAGATCCAGAAGATATCAAATCTTTGATAAACAAATCCCTTAAAGAAAAAATGAAAATGGATTTCCAAGAAACTGGATACCTACCTAAGACAGCAAAATTAGAAGATGTCTAAGGTATTGATTTTATTGTTTGGTATATTCTTTACCATCATCCTGCTTTGGGTTGCTGTTATGATAACCATTGCACAAAAGGGTGGCACAATAACCTATGATTGTCGTCTGGCTGAGATTTCACCAGACATTCCCCTCGATATTAAACAGAAATGTAGGAAACTTAGCAGTGGACGGGTATAAAGCATGGAAGTTATACATGGCTGTGAAGTTACATTTTACAACTAATAAGTACAATGTATTTAACAATCGTGGTCATGTAAAGGGTGCTCGTGAAACCTTCTACTCTAGAAACGATCGATTCATTTTCGAACGACTGTCTAGAAAGTTTGCAACTGAGCAAGAGATCATACAATATTATGTTGCCAATTTTGCCTACGGTAATGAGTCTGTTGTTTATGTAGACGCTGAATCTGATGCAAATTTGGTAACATGGAAAAAACGAAAGCAGTCTATTTCGCAAGTATTTGAAAACGATTTACATTTTCTAGTTTTGCAACTTGAAAAAGATCGCATGACTAAAGAAGATTTATTTCGTTTCAATGGCAGTAACCCACCTGTTATTCTTAAGCTATTTTTGGGTGACTTTGTCACAATAGAAACAATGGTTATTCTGGATAAATTCACAGGATACCTTGCAAATTGGGAATTAAAAATAAATTTGCTTTTTGAAGATGAGTGGCGTAGAATAGAAAAGTGTAAGGGATTCGTGAAGTTTGATTCCGAGCGTCTCTTGCAAGTTTATGAAAACTTTAATCAGGAAATCTTAGAGTTACAATCATGAATCAAGGTAAGAGAATTCGTCGATTTGAAGACGAAGAAGAAGTACGTTCTAGTAAAAGAGTTAAACATGCTAGAAACCAAAAAGGTAAAGGTATGAGAATCCTAAATAGATATGATGAGAATGACTATGATGAGGAAGAACTAGATCATGAGATTGAATCATATGATGAAGACGACAATACTAATACAAATTAATACTAACATACAAAGGAAATACGATGGACATTCAAGCACTGCGTAAAATGCGCAACACAGACTTCGGTAAAATTACTGCCGAGTTCGACAAAATTGCTAACCCTGAATCGGGTGGCACAAAATCCTACAAAGACGACCGTATCTGGAAATTGGAAGCTGATAAAGCTGGCAATGGAACAGCCACACTTCGTTTTCTACCACGTGTAGAAGGTGACGAACTTCCATGGGTTAAAATCTTTAATCATGCATTTCAAGGTCCAACTGGTAAGTGGTACATTGAAAATTCATTGACTACCCTTGGCGAAAATGACCCTGTTGGTGAATTGAATTCTAAGTTGTGGAATTCTGGTTCAGATGCTAACAAGGAAATTGCCCGTAAACAGAAACGTAAACTTTCTTACATCTGTAATGTTTTGATCATCTCTGATCCTAAGCATCCAGAAAATGAAGGTAAGGTTATGCTGTTTAAGTTTGGTAAGAAAATCTTTGATAAGTTGATGGATAAAGCAAAACCAACTTTCGAGGATGAGAAGCCAGTAAACATTTTTGATCCATACGATGGCGCAGACTTTAAGTTGCGTATGCGTAAGGTAGATGGTTATCCTAATTATGACCAGTCTACATTTATGGATCAGGCTCAGCTTGCTGGTGGTGATGAAGAAAAGATGGTTGAGATTCTAAATCGCTCATACAAACTTTCTGAGTTTCTAGATCGTAAGAACTTTAAGTCTTATGCAGATCTCAGCAAGAAATTGTCTGACGTTTTGGATGGCGATGCTCCAGCTGCTCGTTCAGCTGCTACATTATCGGAAGATGATAACTATGTTGCACCGACCCGTAATGCATCTGCGCCGACTCAGGTTGCTTCAAAACCAGTTAGTGTTTCTTCGTCTAACGATGAAGAAGATGTAATGGCATACTTTCAGAAAATTGCTGACGAAGCATAAGTAGAAAGTACCAAAATAAAGGGGATCTTCGGATCCCCTTTTTGCATTTAACCACCATACCTATTAGCGATATATCTATCAACACTAGATTCAGGATTTCTGATTGGCGATTTCATGCTAGATGGGTCAACTCCCGAACCACCTGATGAGTTGTTTGTTGTTGGTGCATTAATAACGGTATTACCACCAGTTGATTCTTCTGCTTTAGAGTTAGCAATATCAGCATTCCTTGAATTGATTTCATCACCAGATGTTGATGGAGCCAAAGAAGGTGTCGGAGTTGCTGTAGGGGCAACTTCAGGTGCCGTCGGTGTCGGAGTTACTTTTGGTTTATTGCTTGGGTGATTTGGATCATCTTCTGGTTCATCCATCCCTATCTTTTTTAATTCTTCAAAGCGTTTCTGTTTTTGCTCTGGTGTGAGTTTTGCTTCACGTGCTTCATGTTCAGCTTTTGATCTTACTTCCCAATCGCTCTTTTGACTTTCATACTGATCCATAATTTCTTTGGGATATTTGTTTCCCATAGACATGGCCATTTTTATTGTACCCATCTGTTTGTCTGAAAGTGGTTCTCCAGGAACAACCATTTCATTGGCGATCGATATACCTGTAGCTGATTGTTTTCTTCTTGTACCCTTTAGACCACCTTGATTAATATTTTCAGTAGTATCAGATGTAACCTTCATTCCTGCTGGAACATCAAATGCAGCATCTCCAGTTTTACCACCACCATTCATTTGCGCTTTAATAGCATCAGCATTTGGACCTGATAGTGTAGCTGATGTCTTAGAACTAGTGCTTGTTGGTCCTGTCCCTTCATCTGCAGATCCTGTATTATCTGCGCTATAAGTTTCACCACCATAACCAGTGTCTGCTGCTTTACTCAATGCTTTAGCACCAACACTTGGAACACCCATTTGAAATCTAGCAGATTTGTCTGGGTTTTCTTTTAACCACTTTTGTAAACCTTCTCTATCAGCACCATACTCTTGTTTCAATTCTTCATCTGAAAAATCTGAAGCAACAATATCTTCAATTTCTTTTCTTGGTGCTTGTTTCATCGCTTTACGACTATTAGCAGCACCAGCTTCTTTAATTGTTCCTGCTTCACCACGAACTGTCATGGCATAAGGGTTATCTTTAAACTCTTCAGCATTTGGATTTTCTTCTATTTCACGTTTCTTCATACCAGCGGCAACGAAAGGCGCAGCCAAAATAGCAGCTGGTGCTGCCATAGTTAAAGCAGTTCCAGCAGCTGCAGCTGCGCCACCACCTGCAGGTGCGGCACCAGTAG